GAAAAGCTTGTGTTGGAGTTAATATCTCCAAGCAAGATCTTCAGGAAGCTTTTACGTTCTTGGATGAAGAATCCAAGTATCAAGAAGATATAGCTTTTGATGGTGAGTTTGGAACTGAGGCCTTCGGTCATGTTTCTCAACTGAAGGCTCCAGCTAGAGCTTTGAAGACCAAGATTAGGCCAAGCTTGGTTAATGGCAAATTATATGAGCCAATTACTAAGCCAGCTATGTTGCATAGATTTGTGAATGATCAGGGCGAGAAATTAGACCCTGAAAATATTGCAAAATCTAAGTATATACATACTAATCCTTTGGTACCAACTGATCTGTTAGATAAAACTACAGATTATATAACAAGCTACGTCTTGCGAGAGACACAGCCTGCACCATGGGAACCAAAAGTTTTCTCCTTTGAGGAGGCTGTTGCTGGTGTTGATGGTGTCCCTTTTTGTGATGCCATTGCTCGTTCTACAAGCGCTGGATATCCCCATGTTCTTGAAAAGAAAGGAAAGGGTAAAACTAGATGGTTAGGTAATGAAGGTAAAGTTGATTTTGATAGCGTTGAAGTTCAAGATTTGGTTGCTATGGTAAATGATGTTGTATCTGCTGCAAAGCAAGGTATTAGAAAACAACATATTTTCATGGACTGCTTAAAAGATGAACGCAGACCAATTAAGAAGGTTGAACAAGGTAAGACAAGACAGTTTATGGCATGTCCTGTGCAACTCCTTGTTGCTATTAAAATGTATTTTGGTGATTTTGTTAGACACATTTGTCTGAACAGAATCTATAATGGAGTTGCTGTTGGTATAAATCCCTACACCGAGTGGGAGGATCTTAAGAGATTTTTAGCTCCCAATGAATCATTTAATGTTTCAGCGGGTGATTATAGCTCTTTTGATTGTAAATTCCCTACACAAATTTCTTGGAGAATACTCGATATTATCGAGACTTATTTCTCCCCAACATCAACTGCTGAGGATAAACAAGTTAGAAGAATTTTATTCCATGAAATAGTGAATTCATTGCACATTGATTCTACTGGCGATGTATATGAGTTCATTGGATCTAATCCTTCTGGTCAACCAATGACTGCCG